ATTGACGGTTGCCGTGATGCTGTTTACCTGCGTGGCCATAGCCTGCTGGTAATCCGAGAACGTCTGGTTAAGGCTGTTGATGGATGCCTTGTTATCGTTCACAGCAGTCTGCAAACTCAGCAGCGAACGCGACGTTGCCTCCTTCTCGTTGACGATCACCTCATCAATGCGGTCCAACTGCGCGCTGTTACCGGCGACCGATGCAGACAGTGTTTTGCGCGCCGCCACCTGCGCCAGGTTGCCCTGAATAATCGCGATGGCGGAGTTCTTCACTCCCCCCGTCATGCCGTCCACAGACACGCTGATATTATCAATGCGCTGACCCAGTGCGGTATCAGCCGTCGCCACTGTTTGCTCAAGCTTTGAGAGAGAAGAAGATACCCCTCCGACCTCGCTGGAAAGCTCATTAACGCTGGTCTGAACCTTCCCGACATTTTGGGCATTTTGGGCAATTTTCTGCGCCTGTTGCTCCAGTTCGTCGTTGGCCTGTTTGATGTCGTTAGCCATGCCAGCAATTTTTTCATTGCTGTCGACGGCATTTTCAACCACGTCCTTCAGGAGACCGGTTTCTTCCATCTCCTTGAGAATGGAGTCGGTGATATCAGATACGTCAGTGCTCGACTGACCAAACACCCACTCGGTCCAGTCGCTTTGGTTGCCTAAGCGATCAACGAGCCTTGCCCGATACCAGAACGATTTTCCGGCCAGCAATCCCATTTGCTGATATGCAGACGAGGGATAAGGCACGTCTGCCAGCAGTAACGGTGAATCACCGTTCGCCGTTGTACTGTAGTGGATTTCTGTCTTCTGCGTGTCCTGTGCCCCGGACGGAAATCCCCAGGAAATGCCGATCCCAAACACTAAAGGCTGCGTGGCAAGATTCACGGGCATCGGTGGTTTTCCCACCTTCCCCGTAAGCTCCGTCTCAGCTGACGTAGCCCAGAGTGAGGCGATATCCAGCGCGTTAACTGCGCGGATTCGAACTACGTAGCGACCCGCATAAATCCCGTCGACCTCAAAGCGCGTGTTGCCGGTGCGCGGAACGTTAATCCAGTCGCCATTGTTCTGGCGCCACTGCGCCTCATAGGCAACAGCATTTTTTACGGCATCCCACGTAACAACCATCGTGGTGATACCTATCCCCTGTTCAACGCGGTACGAACTGGAAATAGTGATATTTTCCGGCATGCTCTGCCCGCGCGGAGGAACGACGCTCACAGGCCTGTCTTCAATCACCGCCCCGTCATCAACACGTGGAAACTTGTTCGGGTTGTAAGGCAGGCCATTAATGGTGACCGTATTATCCGAATTAACCATAAGCCGCTTAACGCGGAACAGCTGAATGGCTAAATCAGGCTGGTCAAGAACCCACGCTGATTCAGCGTTTGGGGTAACGCTGTAAGCGGTTTCAACGGTAACGGCGCGTCCGGAGACGCTTTTCACCTTCCTGCCTTCGGATTTGCCGGTGGGCAGATTAACGATAAGCGTGTCCCCCGCTTTCGCGGTCGTAATACGGTCAAGCGTGACTTTCGTTCCGGAGGCTGCCGCTACACGACCACCGTTCTCGCGACCGGCCAGAGGAGCGTTATTTATGCCAATCACCTTGCCTATACGCGGGATGCGCCCTTCCAGCCCTGTTTTAAACTCCACGCCATTGTCATCGCGGTTCGTCTCAATCGCGTATAGCCCGTGCCGCTGCGCTTCAGATTCCCGCGTACACCCGATGCGGGACAGCTCTATGGTGTTAAAGCCGAACCGGTTCGAAGCTTCCGGCACCCAGGCGCTGGCCTGATCGTCCTGGTAACCGTTGGCCGGATTGCTGTAGGTGACGATTGCTGATGAGTAGTTCGTCTTCTCCGATGTGCTGGAGAAGTTAAACGCGCCCACAATATTTGACTTGTTGAACACAAAATCAGGGTCCAGCTCGCGGGGCATATCAGCATCAACTGACAAAAGATTGTTGGACCAGCTGATCATCCCCCTGAAGATGTTCGCCAAATCCATCAGCACGGTCCACGCGTCGGTACGCTGGGAAATGTACAAATCACAGAGGTAACGCGCCTCTTTCCCGCCTGCGCCGTCTGAAACTGGCGCATCGCAGTACTGTGCAATCTGGTAAAGGGTCCACTTATCCACTAAATCGGCGGTGATCCGTTTACCAAGCCCGTATCGCTTGTTCAGTACGAGATCGTAAAAAATCCAGGCAGGGTTGTTCGTCCATGCCCACTTAAAGGTTCCGTCCCAGGTACCGCTGTAGGTGCGGGAAACAGGATCGTAGTTCGCCGGTACACGAACGATTATCCCCTTTATTTCCACGGTGACGTTTGGCGTTCTGCCGTCAAATAGCTTCGAATCGAACTGGATGAATAGCAGCGACGTATGCGGATAGCGCAGCTTGGCATCGACAATATCTGTCATCGACTCAATACGCGAAATATCCGCATGACGCCCATCGGTGGTATTTTCCGTCAGGCGACGGACGCGGATTTGCCAGCCGGATGTCGCTGCCGGCAGATCAATTCGATAACTACGCTCATACCCTGCATTTGCAATACCGTCCGCTTCATCAGTGCCGTATTCAACGTAGGAACCGCCATCAGTTGAAATATCGATCGCAAACGCAATTCGATAGCCATCCTTCCCGCCGCTGTCGCGCAGTTTATAAACGCCGTTCGGAAATTTAAGCCGTAAGCGCACTGCCGATAGTTGTGTGTTGTTAATGGATTTAACCCACGGCGTCCCGTACTTTAGTTCCGTGCCAACGCTGATTTCATTCTCTACTGCCGGGAAGCCAGCAATATAATCCTGGTCCACCGTGCCGCTGCGCCACTCCCACGTCACGCCAGGGAAGTTTTCGTTGCCAGCATCATCAAGAAGTGGAGTACCATCGAGATAAATATCTTTACCGGTAAAGTCTCCTGCGGCTTCCCCCTCTGTCAGCGCCAGCAGAATTTTCATGTACGCTACGGAGGCGATCTCGGTACCGCGATTACCGCCTTTGTCACCGCCGCCACCGCCCCCTTTCGAGCCTCTGATTACTGCCATATGCAAACTCCTGGCAAAAAAAATCCCGCCTGAGCGGGATAATGAAACTTGTTGCGAGACAAGCGTTATTGCTGTTCTTCTGCGTAAATACCGCCGCTGATAAGAACACCGGCGATCCGACGCTTGCCGTAGAGAAGATTGACACCGTTTCCGGCTGCGGACTGATTAATTGGAGAGCCAAACGAATAGCTCTTTCGGGTATCACCTGAATCCATCGTCATACCCTGTGTGCCGCTGGGCGTGAGCATCTGGACAACGCCACCAAGCATCATCGCCGCCCCCATTTTGTAGAGGAACGGTGACGCCACTGCCGCTGGCGTAAAGCTCAGCGCAAAGCCAACAGCTACCAGCACAGCGCCAAAGATTGTCTGGAATACCCCCGCCTTTTTACTGCCGATAATGACTGGCGCTATCTTGATAACGTCATGCACACCGTTCAGGCGAAGCTCTTCAGTCGTGATGTTACGGGAGCCGTTAAACACGCTGTAGGTGACGCCACGTCCTTCACTTGTATCAAGCCAGCGCTCGAAGCCGGGGATCATGATGCAGAGCGCCCTGATGGCCTCTCGCACCGAAGAAACGGAAAGACGATGCTCACGTCCAAATAAAGCGCCGAGCTTGCCATAAAGCCGCACAAGCACGATTTTCTCAACTGTGTTCATCGCCATTCTGATACCTCAGGGTCAACATTGTTCTTTCTCGCCACATACCGCCGTAGGGAACGACGTCACTCAGCTTTCCGTACATGTGGTGAAGCATTTTCCCATCGCCCAGATAGATGCCTGCGTGGTTGATCTCTTCCGCCTTGAACTGCATCAGGATCACATCCCCCACTTGCAGCTCGTCAGCATGAGAATAAAATCCCGCTTCGGCATAATGTTTTACGTAAAGGTTCTCCCCGCGTGTCCACCAGTTGTCGTCACGGTGAAAATCAGGTAGTTCGATGCCACGCTCCTGCTGATACCAGTCCCGGATGAGGCCGTAGCAATCCCAGCTACCGTGTATAAAAGGCCGCTTGAGAATCGGTGGTTTATCTGTCGGTGTTACCACTGTGTATTCACCACCTGGCCACGACATGATCACCCATGGCAATCCGGAGTCATGGCACGACTTCAGATCGTCGGAAGAAGCATGCGGCCCTGCATCCGGATGTGAATGAACGATGGCCAGCACTTCTCCCATATCCTCAGCATCCGCCCAGGCCTGCGCAGATATCATGAAGTGCTCAGTAGGTTTTTCGTGTGAATTGCTACAGGGGATGTAACGGCGCTGGCGCGTTGCTCGAATAATGAGGCCGCAGCATTCATTGGGGTAAGCTGCGGCAGCGTGTTTTTCAATAGCGCTAATAAGTCGCTGGCTCAGCATGATTAAATCCTCGTGATCGCAATTGCCGGAAAACCGCCAAACGGCAGCTGTCCGTCTTCTCCCCAGCGCAGCTTGCAGCCAGCAACCGTTCCGGGGCAGACATCCTCTGCTGGGTTATCTACTGGATTGCCGAACTTGTCGAAATAATTAGTGCCGGTGTAACCGCAGTCCGCACCCCGATACTGGCCCTGTAAGCACCAGGCGCACCGGCTGGTCATTTGTCTGCCCGGAACTTTCTGCCCGGTCACATCAACAGGCGAGCTCAGCTTGAACTGGACGTCCGTTTCGTTATCTGCCGTTTTGCTGTCGATGTAAAACACCTCCAGTTGCTCGGCAGTCGGATCGGCTTGCGGGTTTCCGTCAGGAAAGTTACTGGCATCGAGGTAATGCGCATACGTTCGGTGGATGGTGACCTTTGCCTGCTTCATATCCTGAAAAAGCTTGCACAACGCGGAGATCGAACCGTCCAGGTTCCCAACGGATAACTTGGGAGACACTGGCGTTCCGTCGCCGTTGGCTTCGATATCCTCAATCTGGCATGGCCAGAGATCGTATCTTATACCCTGCCAATAAATCGGCTTCCCAGGGAGCTTTGATTCATCATCACCGGCAGCGATGATTTCCGCTTCCGTGTACGGTACTGCATAGTTGTGGAAATAGAGGACGTCAGCCCCAAACGCGGTGCCGTCAACTTCAAACAGGATGATCTCATTGCCAGGTTGGAGCTTTTGATCGTCAGCGGTTATCCCCATAAAAACCTCTCATTTAGGAGCGCGGCCCCCATAACAAAAAACCCCGCAATGCGGGGTTTAAGGACCTTACTTAACGTTATTTCATGGTTTGTAATTCTATCTCCAGTTGTCTTTCAAACCTTTTAGCCAATTCAGGAGACATATTCGATTTTATTCTTTCAATATGTGGTGCATTAGTAACCATAACGGAGAGGGCCGTATTATCTGGCATTTCTTTATGCAATTTTTCAGCATAATGACGAACTGCATTTTCATTAAGAATAAAGCTACCGTCAGCGCCTTTCTCTACAAATTGTGATTCATTAGCCGGACTTTCAATCCCTGCTTTTGTATGTGATAAGGCACTCTTGATAATCGCCTCTTTCAAAATACCACCTGACAAAAGAATCGCCCCGGTGATAAGAAGTGAACACCCAATTGAGATATTCATTTATCTGGAAGCAATCAGCCCCGTGTTATATACGTTCATATTGGCACCTGAGCTCACAGTAACATCCATATCAAGTCCCATAATGATGCAAATAACACCGAGCGTCAGAACTACAAAACCACATATTTTAAGCATGACAACATTCCCTTTATTCAAAGAAAACATCATACCAAAATAAGATTAATTTCCCTCAAATTTATATTGGCTCGGCCCGATATGCGGTAGCAAATGTAACGGTAATTGTCATACGCGCAAAATCAAGAGCGGTAACTTTCAACTGAGATGCCCGGTATAGCCCAAGCTCACCCAAAGGGTTAGTCCATTTGAATGCTCTTACTTCACCATGCTCGCGTAAAAACCTGAGTACAGGTTTCATATCCTCCTTCATACCGGTGAACGTTAATGGCCATGACTGAGTTTCCGGGTTAATACCGTCTCCGACTACTGCTTCATAACCATCACCGTATTGCACACTGCTGGTTCGGTACTTAATGTCTGCCGTAGGGCCATTACGCGGAGACCAGGTAAACGTCTGCAATGCCATCAGGTAGCCGTCCTCATTTTGGTGTCAATCATTCCTCCGTTGGCCAGTTCACGGTCAAGCGTTTCCATAACAAACTGCTTGAGTCGGGCTTTGGTTTCGCTGGTCAGAAGTTCCTGACTTTTTGAGGAAGGTTCCTGACTCGCACCGCCCTGCTGTACAACCTGAAGAGGAATAGTTAAGGAAAAATGGATGTTGCCCTGACCAGAAGCAGGCAGCGAATACGCTTCTCCGGATGGTTTTGCTATGTTGTCACCAACCAGCCCACCTTCTGCATATCCGTTACCATAAGTGAGCTGATTCAGGAAGCTGAGCATGCCCGGCTTTTTGACCACAGATTGCGGCACAACCCATTCACCACGGTGAACCACACCGGCCACATCATGCTTGCCGCCATCGCCGGTATACCCACCATCAGCCCAACCGAACCAGTCACTAACCCCCAAGGCTTTAGAGCCAGATTTTAGGGTATTCAGCATCAGCATCGTCGTAATCATCTTGCCAATATCATCAATAACGGACACGGCCAGCGATTTAAAATCTCCTTTACCCTTCGATGCTACATTCCAGAGGGCGGTACCCATGCCGTCCATCGCGTTTATGGCAATATCCCTGACTTGGGTGAACTGATTCTCAGCGTCAACGCGCCAGTCTGTCAGCCCCTTCTTCATACCGTCATACCAGGAACCTTCAACCTGCTTTTTCCGCTCTGCACCGCTACGAACAACGTCCAGTTGCTTTTGTTCTTCGTTTTCCAATAATTCCGTTTGTTTCCGGTACTGCTCGGAGCTGTGATCGGTTATCGTTTTATCCCGCTCTTCGCGGAGCTTTGCGAACCGTTCCTGCACCTGCTGCTCAGCAACCATCTGATCGTAAGCATCAGAGCTCATTATCATCTGGGCTACGCGATTTGCATATTCCTGCTGTAGCTGAAGCGTTGAACGGTAAAGCTCCTGGTTCTGCTCCTGAATCTGAAGACCAATTTTTCGCTGCTGGTTGGCTTTATCCAGGCTGGCGTTAATCTCGAGCTGGTGACGCAGCTCTGTCTCCTGCGCCAGAATACTGCGCTGGCCAGCAGTCAGGATGCGCTTCTCTTTGAGGTCCGCGATTTCCTGATTGAACTGCGCCAGTTTCTTTTCTGACTGAGTCAGCGTCTCGGTCTGTTCGTTCTGGGAGCGTAGCGCGGCCTCTTCCTGCCGAAGCTGATTCAGACGAGTAGTTGCTGCATCGTCGCTGTACGCTTTCTCACGCGTTTTTTTCTGCTCGGCATACATTTTGTCGACGCCGCGCATTGCCTGCGTATATTCAGCCGTACCTTTGGTGAAATTGGCATTAACAAGCGCAACGGCATCAGCTCGCTCTTTTTCACGCGATGCCCCGGCTTTTAGCAGCCCTGAAAGCGTGTTTTCATCCTTCAGACGCTTCGAGATTTCCTCACGCTGCTTTTTCTGCGCCTGATATTGCTTTTCCGCCTCTTCACGCTGCTTGATTGCCGGGTCAGGAGTGGTATCGAGGTCAACGCCTGCACCGGCAGCCATCGCCTGCGCGGTGGCTATGTGCGCGTCTCCCATCGTTTTGAACGCATCTGCGACAAAATCTTTCAGCGATTTCCATGCGCTTTTCAGCCCACCCACGTTCGATTCCTGCTCCTTGAGTTTGGTATCAAGGTCATTCATCGCCGCCTGCTGCAACAATGCCGTTGCTTCAGAGGTTTTACCCTGCCGTTCGAGCGTGACTATCTGGTCTATCATGCTGCCGTTGAGCAAAATCCCCTGGTCGGTCAGTTTTTGAAGCGCCTGTAACGGATCGCCTTTCAGGCTCGATAATAACGACACGAGATCGTCTGAGCTTTGGCCAATTTCCTCCATGCGCGTACCTAGGCTGGCAACCTGCTCCAGCATATTGCCGCCAAAACCCGCTGAAAGGGATGCCGTAACCGCTTTAACGGCACGGTCTGAATCACCGAGACTGGAGGTCAAATTTTGGAGATACATTACCGACATAACGGATTGCTGGCCGGACTTCTGTAACGCCTGAGTATATCCTTTAATGACCGCTTCGCTGTTGGAGTAGGCCGAGTAAATAGCAGTAACCGCACCGGCTACGGCAATAACGGCCAGCCCAACTGGACCACCAACCATTGCCATGGCGCCACGCAACAATCCAGCGCTGGCAGCTGCTGCACGCTGACCTAACGAAAGCTCCTGGCTGGCCACGGCCAGCTGACGCGTCGAAGTGGCCAGCTGCTGCTTCCCGGCAGATTCCGCGATATCAGCCGCCAGCACCGTTTTCGTCGCTTCTGCAAGACTGCCTTTTGCCTTCGCTTCAGCAAGATTCGCCTCCTGAATGGTTCTGGCGTTTTTAACGTGTTCGCCTTCATAGCTGACGGCCAGCCCGTACTGCTTATTCACCTCAGCCTGTTTGGCAAAATGCTCATCGAGCGCAAAGGCTCGCTCGCGATCAGCTCGGGCGGCTTCTATAGTTTTTACCGCTATGTTCTGCTTCTCGATAGCTTCAGCACGCAACTGCCTGGCGTTCTCTATCGAGCCCTGCGCGGCGCTAATTTGAGCCTGAGTAAACTCAATCTGGGCCTGTCGCTGGGATTTCAGGCCCGAAATGCTGTTCTCCAGCGCTATACTCATCCCTTCGCTAAGGGCCGAGACCAGCGCCGTAGTGATTGAACTTCCAGCAACAGTGCTGCCAGCAGAGATGTTGGCCAGCAGTCCGCGCATTTCATCCAGCCCGGTCAGCCGTTTGTCGACCGTTCTGCCGAGTTTATTAAAGTCGGCATCCAGTCCGGTAATCCCCTTGCCCAGTCCCTCAAATGACTGCCGGGTTTTCTGATTATCCGTCTGGACTTTCCTGTTAAATTGCTGAGCGCTGCTGTCCGCCGTTCGCATAGCATCAGCAAACTGCGATTTAAAGCTGGCGGAATTGAGATGCAGCGCGACAGCTAACGACGCAACGTCAGCAGCCATTTCCTAATATCCTGAAGCAGTCAGCGAATTGCTGCTCGCTTTCAGATTGAGCAGCAGTCACCGGAAGAGAGTTAACCGGCGCTGGCGTTTCAGCCTCCGTTTTCAGGAGATCGAAATAGGCCTGCCAGTAGGTCAGTATGTTCGCCGGAAGTAAGGCAATTTTGCGGGGGTCCTTCTCGCCCCATCGGTCCGCCAGCATGAACAGCAGCCTGAGATGGGACGAGTCGGTTAGTTTTTTGTGGCTTCCTCCAGCGTACCGTAAGAATGGCGCTGAACGAGCGTGACCGCGTCGAGAAGATCGGCGTTCGAGTGTGCGGCCATCAGCTGGTCAGCGGTGGGGAGTTCACTGGCTTTTGGCTTGCTGCCGTCTTCATTCACCAGCGCAGCCAGAAAAAGGTTCACGCCCATCGCGGACAGCTCTCGCGACGGAAGCTTGGCCTGACGTCCGGCTTCAACTTTGTCGTTATAGTCATCCAGCTCGGCGCTGGTCAGGCGGCGAAGATACACCTTCTGGCCCAGGAGCGTTTTTTCAACGGTGGTATTCAGCGGATTAATGAGGGATTTGTAGTTCATGATTGTTGTCCTGTGTCATTCGTAAAAGCCCCGCTGCCGAAGCGGGGAAAAGGAATTTACTCGCCGCCACCGGCTGGCTGCTCTACGGACCATTTAATGCTGTTCTGCTTACCGTAGACCTCGACCTGAAGCACTTTGCCTTTCGGTGTGTCAACCGACTGAAGGCTCCAGTCAGCCAGCACCAGTTCAACTTCCGAAATGCGCTTGTTGGGGAATTTGATGAAGAAGACCACCGTTTTTTTCGCAGCAGCGTCGCTCAGCAGCGCTTCCTGGAAGGTATCGGATGGATCGTCAATGAAGACAAACGTTTTATCCTCACCCTCGCCCATGTCGGCCATGTATTTCGGCTCTTTGTCGATGAGGCGGGTCACCTCCATAAACGTGCCTTTTTTACCCGTGGCACCAATTGCCATCGCACTCTGAAGAAGCGAGGCGGTGGTGATGGTTGCGCCTTTCTGACCGTAGCGAACCTCTGTACCCGCAGGAAGCACTGCGTACTCTGAGGGGGATTTGATTTCTGGATCTGCCATTTACTCTCTCCTGATTGCTAACGCCCTTCGAGCCCCAGCCGGATTTCTGCGGCAAGCACTTTAAGGATTTTTTGAACGTTGTAGTCCATCGCCGGACGAATGAAGGGAGCGGCGACCTGTTTGACGGTGCCGAACTCCTGCGCCAGCGCTTTCATGTGGTGAATTTTGCTGGGACCCACGCGCAGCGTAACGATGGTGTTATAACGCGAGGTCTCTGCCACGTTGGTGCTTCGGATTTTGATGGAGTCACGCATGTGCGGCCCGACACTTTCTTCATCAAAACCGGCATGCTGCCGCATATCCTGCTCAACGACCGCAAGCGCAGCGCGTCCGGCATCGCGCAGAAGTTTCACCCCAACTTTTTTATCGATGCTTTCCAGCAGGCGATCGAACTCCTTCCCGGTAGGGAACTTAATGTCCATCTGCATGACGTTTACTCCGGAACGGTGAAGATGAAGTCTCGGACCAGCCGGTACTGGACTCGATTGTTGGGAAGCGGGGTTTTTCCCTGCTGTATGCCTCCTCGCTCAACGTACTGGACGGGCTCACCTTCCAGCTGGCCATGAACTATTCTTTTCCATTCAGCCCATAGCGCCCCGTCGTACTGAAGCAGCGACGTGTACCGGTCGACAACATAAAGCGAAAGCTGTATCCGGACTTCGGACAACCCGCTCCGCCTCAGTCCGTCACCGACCTGCGGGTCGGAAATACGCTGGAACGTCGCGCCCTCCTGCACCGTATCCGGAAGCAACAACGGATAGGTATCCAGCCCGGTAATCCGCTCAACAGCGGTTTTAATTGCTGACTCGATCATGGCGTGAATCTGCCTCTCCGGTGATGATTATCCGATCCGTCAGACGTTCGACGTTGCGAACGGTATATACCCGGTCCGCTGTCGATACCTTCCAGTCCACATCAACCTCGCGCGGGTACAGCGTAAAAAGGCATGTTTCGACGACCTGCTGCTGGTCCAGCGTCCGGACCTTCCTACCGGAGACCAGCTCCTTTCTGGACCAGGCTTTTCCGGATACTACCTCACGGGCCGGAAGCGTTTCGCCGAGCGGGCCGCGCCCGGTTTCCATGTAGCTGATTGTTATCCGGCAGTTCAGCTCGCCGGGGCGCAGGGGGTCACTCATACGGTATGCTCCATTAGCGGGAACAGCAGGTATTCAACGCCCAAATCGGACGGCGAACCTTCTGCCGTACCAGTGGGATTCAGATACCACTGCGAGACCATCATCTTTGCGGCCAGCTTGATATCTTCATCAATGATGTAGCCCGTCTCGCCATCAGCCAGCGCGTCAAGCTGGGTCTGGTTCTCGACAAGCTTGCAGTAGTAGCTGCGTTCGATGCTGCGCTGAGCCGCGTCAATCAGGCTTGTCAGCAGACTATCGTGCTCATCAAAATCCAGTTCAAGACGCAGCTGGGTCTTAGCTTCAGCCAATGTCAGTATCATGCGCGTCATCGTCCTTTTTCGGTTCAAGGGCGCTTTTTGCGTCTTTTGCCCACACGGCGATATTTCGGTCCACCATGTCCTGCGCGACGGCGCTGTCAAAGCAGGCCACATCGCCACGGCTGTAACGGCTGAACGGGCCAAGGAATGTCACCGCAACCCGTCCGGTTTGTGCCGATGCGACTTTTGCAGTCAGTTTTGACATACGTTCCTCTGGAGTTTCGTCCTGTTTTGTATTACCTGCTGAATCAGTAACGTCACCATCCGGACCTGGTTCGGTACCATCACCGTCGCTACCGGCATCGCCTGTAGAACTGGCGTTAACGTCTGGTGCAGGTGCCGTAGCGTCAGCCGTTGCTGCGGTCGTTACCGCTGGCTCTGCTTTTGCATCGGTAGAGGTATCGTCTTTTGGGGTGTTTTTGGATTTAGTGGCCATAATTTTTACCTGTAAAAAAGCCCGCTCAGGGCGGGCTGTTAATCACGATTGTCGGAATCTTACCAGGTAACGCCGGTACCCAGCGCCAGGCCTTCGATATGGCGGAAGCCGATATCGTGCTCCATTATGACGCGGATCAGGGACTGGTTACGCGCGAACGCGGAAACGGTGTTCCCGTCTGCATCGATGTAGGTCGCCTCGCGTGAGAAATCGACCACCATTGCACCGTCTTCACCAATCAGTACATCGTTGAAGTCCGCAAAGTAAATCTCGGACTCCTTGCCGCCCGTACCCAGGTTAGCCGGAATCGCCGAGGTGCGTTCAATCGGATAGCCTTTCAGCATACCCATGGCCATTTCCGGATAAACCTTGTTTCCGTTCCCGTCGCGCAGGCCGAACAGCTTCATGTAAGTGCGGTTGGACATACCCCAGCCGCACTTCAGCATGTTGCTGTTACCGTCCATCGCCATGAGGATCAGCGCATCAAGATAGGTGTCGATGGTTTGAAGATTTACTTCTTCATCCGTACTCCATGGAAGTGTGCGGCTACCCGCCGTAGCCACGGCCTTCATCCCTTTCGGGGTGTCGTTGGTACCGTCGTCGCGGAGGAACGCCTTATCTTCGCGGGTGGAGATGCCGCTGATGATATCGCCCAGCACCAGCTGCTCGACGTTGAACCCGGCGCGACCAATCAGCTGGTTGGAAAGCGGAACCATGGTGATCAGCGTTTTGGCGTTCAGTTTGACGTCATCGAAGGTCGCACCGCTCGCCTTCACATCCTTGCCTTCACCGACATAGCTTGCCGTTGAGCCGCTGGCCAGTCGCGGGATCGCCAGGTTACCGTTCGGCAGCGGAATGCTTCGCGCCCCGAGCTTACGCACGATGGTGCGGTCGCGCAGGAGCTCAATCACCTCGTTCTGCATGTTCTGCGGAACGAGCGCGCCGCCGGAATCGGCAGCAGTGGTGATCGCCATCGACAGCCCCTGGTCGTTCAGGTCTTCCGCAGCGAACGCGGCGGCCTGCTGAAGGTCGCCCTTACCCGCTGCGATGGCCATCACCATGCGGGTCATGCCTGCGCCTTTGTACTGAGCCGGTTCGGCTTTCACCTGCACAGCCGGTGCGTTGCGACCGTTCTGCGCAGCCTTCACCGGAATCGCTGTGGCGGCGGCGAGGCGTTCAGCCGCTTCGAGACGCTGAATGGACGCCGAAAGCTCATCAAAATGAGACTGGAGGTTACTGAATTGCTCCAGCTGCTCCGCGCTCAGCGTACCACCTTCCATTTCAATCTGTGCCAGGGCCTGAACCTGAGTGTTAATACCCGCACGCTGGTGACGCAGTTCTTCGATTTTGTTCATCGTTGTTTCTCTCTTATACGCATAAAAAAAGCAGCCATGTGGCTGCTTACGGTGACGCATCGCGTCGGGTTACATACGGGCCTGCTGATCCATCGAAGCGGCTCGTAACTGGATTCTGGATTGCTGAGGCGAGGGTTTGTATTTCGCGGCAATCGCATTGATGGCTGACTGAGGATCGGACATCTCATCAGCCAGCCCTGCCGCGATGGCGTTCTGCCCGAAATACAGCGCGGCCTGGGTGCCAATAACGGCGTCAATATCAATACCGCGATACTGCGCAACGGAGGACGTAAACGTCTGGTAGGCGCCGTCAATCATCGCCTGTATCTGGGCTGTGGCCAGCTCCGTCAGCGGCTCATGCGGTGAGCCGTTGTTCTTGTTATCACCGCGCGAAAACGTGGTAAATTTCAGACCCACGCTCTCCTCCCATTTCGACGCTTCCATGTGCTCGAGGATGACCCCGATAGAGCCCACGCCGCTGGTTTCGCTGACGATGATTTTGGTACAGGCCGACGCGATAAAGTACGCCGCAGAAAACGCGCTGAAGTTCACGATGGCCGTGATGGGTTTCACGCCTCGCGACTGATAGATATAGTCCGCCAGCTCCTTGCAGCCCGATACCGCGCCGCCTCCAGAGTTAATATCGAGCACGATTTCTTTAATGTCCGGGTCGTTCAGCAAAGCTGCCAGCTGGCCGCGAATGCGCTCGTAGCTGTTCAGCTCCGTACACATATTCACGATCTGGCCACGCCGTGGTACCAGGATACCGTGGATCGGAATAACACCAACTCCGCCACCTCTTTGCTGCGGTTCGTTTGTCTCCTGCTGCTCATCCGGCCCCAGAGCCATTTCCAGCGGAGCCACATTCATGCCTTGCAGACGCGGAACCAGGATCGACTTCACCGAATCCATAATTTGCCGCGTCGCGTAGTGAGGCACCCCAAACACCTGGTCAGCCAGGTGAGGCAGGTTGATTAATTTCGACATTGTTTATACCTGTGAGAGCCTGATAATCAGGTTTATGCAGTTCGTTGCAGGATTGCGTTGATTTCACTTATCTGCGCGGGAGTGGCTTTATCCAGCCCGTGAACGGTGCTGGTATCGACCATATTCAGCGGCGTAAGATACGTGTCGCCACCCTCTACCGGCGCCATATTCTCCATACGCCGGATATCGTTTACCGACAGCCAGCCCCACTGGCGGCCCAGCGCGTAGGATTCATAACGCGATTTCTGATCACCGCGAAGCAGTGACGACACGTTGAACTCGATGTAAAAGTCACGCCGCTCGCTGGGCAACAACAAATCACGCATCATCGCTGCTTCATGGCGCTTCAGCCAGGCCAGCAGCGTATACATGACATACTGCAACCCCTGATGCTCAATATTGTTGTTGGTCGATTTATCGAGAAGCTGAATCATGTGTGGCGGGATTTTGTAGAGCCTGCACACTTCGTTTACGGTCCACTGGCGCGACTGAAGCAACTGCGCTTTTTCATTGTCCTGGGACAGCTGCTTATAGCTCATTCCCTCCTGAAGTAACGCCACGCTGAACGCGTTCCGCACGCCGGAATAGCGGTCCGTCCATTTGGCCAGCAGTTTGTCGATTGCAGCCTGGCTTTTAATCGCTCCAGCCTCTTTGGGGCGCTCAATAACGCCGGACATCGTAGTGCCACGGGCGAACACCTGCGCGGCGTGCTGCTCAACCGCCATACCCAGTCCGAGAACGTCCGCATTCGTCTGAATTGGTGAGGTGCCGATGTAACCGTCGAGCGAGAAATACTTGATGTGATGCATCATGCGCATCGGCACTGTTTCACCAAGATCTGGCAGCTCGTAATATGGCATCCCGTCTGGTCCTTTCAGGACGATGACTTTATTGGGGTTAATCGGGATCAGTTCAGCGATATCACCGTTACCGTGCCGGTCAATCAGGGAATAGCTGTTCCCTTCAAGTCCAAGCACGCCCTGCTGCTGTTCGTAATACTCAAAGCTCGTGTCCTTTCTGTTCGGCTGCGAATGGATCACATCGTACAGCGGGTGATCCGTTGCCCTGCGTCGACCACCTTTTTCGTCACGCTGGTAAAGCTCACAGGGCAGCTGGGCGATGGATTCAGCAAGGAGTGTCACGCAGGCGCGAATGGCCCCGATACCCATTGCCGTTTCCGGCGTCACAAGCATGCCCGATGAACTCTTGCTGGCGCTGACGCTACCGAGAACAGTTGTCCAGTTACTTCCTCCAGGACGCGGCTTACCCCGGAAGAACTGAGGAATAAACATCAGTTACCCCCTGGTGAATCATTCGTTGGCGCAGCGGCTCTGGCAGCAAAATAGGATGCCAGCAGGCAAAACACGCCTGCCGCAATAAGGCCTGCGGGTGGATACACCATCCACGCGCCAACTGAGATAAGCGCCGCGCCGAACAAGCCGATCACAAATGTAATAATTGCCGTTAACATGCGACGTCTTCCTCATCATAAACGGATTGATTGCTGGCCCGACCGTTCAGCATTGCGCGGCCTATTGCCATAAACAGCGCTGTCGCGCCGTCAATTTTTGACTGTTTGTCGCCCTTCGTAGGCCGGACGATATCGTCGCTACCGGGTACATTTTTTCCGATAACGTTGCTGATACACCACGACAGGACAGGGTTCCCGTCATGATGGAAACGTCCGCCAGCGAGCGCCGCTTCCAGCTCTTTCATCGGGGGCGACATATTGGTGTAATCCTGCCGGATAGAAATGGGCTCGAAACCGTGATCCTGCAACTCATGACTTAGAGCCGTGGCTCCACTTGGGTCGATGGGGATTTCGCTGATGCGGACCTTATCAATTTCCTGAAGGTCGATAATACTGGCCAGGATTTCGCGATAATCCGCTTCTGCCCCGTCTGTCGCTTCAAGCACCCCCATTTCGACGAACTTCACATACCGGTCTGCGGTTTTTGCGATTTTCGGGTCCGTGCTTCTGACCGTGTCTTCCGGAACCCAGAATTTCGGCCTGATGCAGTAGTAGTGTTTTTTACCTTCAATTTCGCGGACGAAAACCCCGACACCGGCGTTAAGATCCAGGCGCTGGGCAAGGTCCAGGCCGAGGTAATAATCTTCGCCGGCAAAGTCTTCGTAGCGCAGGGATTTATCGGCTGCTGCATGCCATTGCGTCATGTTGTAGAACGCAGATTTACCGGATACCCAGATATTGAGACGCTTCGTCTTAAAGGCGTTTACCTTGCGGGGAACCTGTTTTGCTACCTCCATTTCCGCCAGCAGATCGTCATACGATATCGACACGTCGAGGTTCGGGTTCGCTTTGATGAAGTTGGTCGGGTCGGTCCAGTCGTCCCCTTCATCGAGCTCGTAAATCAGCCCAAACAGGCGTTCGTTAGGAACGTGCCCGTTGAGCATCTCCTTGACCTGTTTATCCTTGTCATAGCATGGCGATTCCAGCGACGTTCCCGCTGTGGTGATGATTAGCGTCAACGGTTGCGAACGCGCACCCATACCCAACGTCATGGCTTCATACATGTGATCCGTATCATGCTCATGATATTCATCAATGATCGCGCAGTGAGGACTGTCGCCGTCGCCAGGCTTACTGGCGATAGGAGCGAACAGTGAACCATCAGGGCGGGTCAGACTGTCAACCCATACCGAAATATTGAATTTTGAGCGAAGCGACGGAAGGCGGTCTGCCATTTGCCTGGCTGGGGTGAATACCTTTTTCGCCTGCGCCATCGTGGTGGCCCCGCAGTACACTTCCGCGCTGTTTTCACCATCAGCGCAGAACATGTACGTGCCTATGCCTGCCGCGAAAAACGATTTCCCGTTCTTCCTGGCCACCCGGATATACGCTTCGCGAAATCGGCGCTTTTTGGTCTTTTTCGTGACCCAGCCGAAAATTGAGCTGAATGCAAACGCCTGCCAGGGTTCCAGCTTCAGTTTTTGACCAGCTAAATCACCGCTGGAATGCGGTAAAAGCTGAACGAAACGGCAGGCGCGTTCCGCCAGTTCACGGTCGAACCGGTAGGGGTAATCCTTATCGAGAGAAATTTTCAGATCATTAAAATGGCGCTGGCATGCCAGCTGGATGCTCTTACAGGCGGGTATTTTTCCGTTCAGCACATCCCGCGCATACTGGTTCGCCATATTGACGTTCGGGTACGCGGCCATAATATGTCCCTAAAACTTGGGACCATCGCCCCAATCAAAATTCGTCAAATTCGTTTTCGGCTTTACCCCCACCGAGTGGAGGTCGCTTTACCATCCGGCTGTTTGGATCAAGTTTCAGAACAACGCTCAGCCGAATAAGCTGGGAGATGTATTTGTCGCGAGCCTTAACTGCTGCGCCCATTTTCTGCCCACCGGCAGCTGTCTCGTCGCCGAGCCCATCGTTTTTAATTTCTTGATTGGCATCGAACAGGAGCTGAACGGTGTTGCAATATTCCATCAGCAGATAGCAGTCCTCCATTTCGAACGTGCCTCGGTCGATCATAATGCGGCATGTACGACGCCAGGCATCGACTGCCATGTCACCGAGTAATTCATCGGGAGGCGTGACCGCGCGAGTAACAGAACTGACCTGTGATCCAGTGTTGCCGGATTTCCTTCCCCCACCGGGTGATCGCATTCCTGTTCCCATACTCAACACCTGAAAAAATGCAGCAAAAAAAAGTTTTTATTTCACACGCGCAAAACACTACCGGGAGCGGCAGTCCTTAAAAACGAAAGGGGTTGGGGATTTGATCCCCCCTCCCCATGCGCTGAACGGCTGATTTTCACCGGAGACGCTCCCTTGCAGTCTTGGTTCGATGGCATGGCCAACACAACGCCTCCAGATTGAAATCATCGTCCGTTCCTCCGTGAGCCTTAGCAAGGATATGGTCGACCGTACTCGCTCGGGTTGCTATACCAGCGCGTCGACACTCCTGGCAGATGTGTTTATCTCGCTGGAGAATACGAGCACGCCTGACTTCCCAAGGACGCCCGTAACCACGCTCTTGTCGGCTTTTACCGGTTTGATAGTTGCGCCATCCTTCACCGGCATGCTGCTGTCGATGTTCATCGCAGTAGCCGCTTGAGTCATTTGTCAAAGCAGCACAGCCTTTGTGCCTGCATGGCCTTTTAATACGTGGAGGCATACGTAATCACCAGTAGTTTGCAAGATGCTCAACTTTTCCGAAGGCGCTGTTTTTATCAGCAAGCTCAGAAACCAGCATTTTATCCGATGTTAGGGATTAACCCGCTTAAAGAGGATCAAAAGCAGCAATTGTTTGAAGTACTTAACAAAGATTATGTCTACCATTACCATCACTCTTGGAGACATCGGCTTGATTAAGTACATCAACGTTAATAATTGTGTGTTTATTGAGCGCAGCGATTTAAACCACTATGATCCCACACTTTTATTTGCCTGAAACATTAGTTAGAATCAAGTCAGCCACATCTATGTTGGTGGCCAAATGAATTTAGGTTTAATATTAATCATTTTAAGCGTTTGGAGTCGTTATGAATAAACCAGTAAAAGATTTATTTCAAACATTAAACAAAATAAATCTTATCAAAATAATTGATAGCCAGGATAGTTCTGATAATGCATTAATGGTCAAATTCACTCAGGAAGATGAGATTTTCTTTGCCTTATTAAAGCCATTATCAGAAAACTACATTGTCATGAATATATCAAACCCAGTTGCTCTGGTCGATTTAAAAAATATGGATAGTCATTCAAAGTACACTATTCTCAATAGCTTTAACATGTACACAATAGGTGTAAAGGCCTTAATTGCAGATGAAGCTAAAAATCATTTCATTTTTACACGTGAAGAAATTTTGAGCACAGATGTTCTTCTTGATACTGACTTAGTTCAAAATAGATTATGTCTAGCATTAGATTTAACAAAAGAGTCTGTTGATATCCTAGGGAGAATAAGCAAAGAGTTTACTGAAAATGGCAAAAAGTAAATCACAAAGCGATCTGGGCATTTTCGTAATCGGATGGTTAGCATCAACTTTAGCAGTGGGTGTACCTACTATATTCTTGATTGTGTTTAAGAAGTATTATCCAGACACTCCTTCTAATTATGATGATAAAGTATCTATCATAGCGTACCTTATCGGTGCATTTTTTAGCGGCCTTTTCACAACTTATAGAGTTGTATGCAAGTCAAAAGAGAAAGACAATGAAATAGAAGAAAGAGATAACAAAATCAATGAACTTGAAAAAGACATTGAAGATGCCAAAAAAGCTTACCGATCACTTTCCCCAAAAAGCAAAATAATTTCAATATTGGTTGACATACATTCCGCATCTTATGATTTATCGAAAAAAGAAATCATGAAATCTTTAATGCGGAAAGTTAAAGAAATCAATAACGACTCTACTTTCGAGCCACGTTACGATGGTATGATTATTTACGTTGCAGACTCTGATTATAAGAAAGAGATTCATTCTAATAACAACGCTAACACTAAGAAAATCAACTATAGCAATATAAGAATGGATCAACAGTACGCGTTTAAAACTGTATAAAAAAGATTAAAGAATATTCCCTTAACCTACGCCTTGTGCGTAGGTTATTTTACATTCTCTTTCTTCTGTAACTTTCTTATAGCTGCTAATTGATTGTTAGATTTCTCAATCGAACTTAGAAGTAAACTTGTCCACAGAGCCAACTGGCAATACGTTATTTCGCGGGGGGCAAAGGGACTATAACTAACTTCAGAAGTTCTGCCGGTATAGGTATGCATGGCGCTGGCACGTAAACGGTACGCGTATTCGAGCAGCCCACCAGCAATGTCAGCAGGAATAGGCAGATCACAGGTTTTTTCACGGCGGAGAATCTCCCGGTATTCGATTACGGTTTCTTCGGTGCTGGTGTCGATTAGGGAATTAAGCCTGTTAACATGCTCCGAAGCCTGATTGAACCGATTAAAGTTGAAAGCCTGAGTGGCGATCACCTGCCCCTGCAAAGCGTTATCATTTCGCAGAACGTCGTTATCACTCTTTATACTGCTGGCGTATGAGCAACTCTTAACCAACGCCATTGACAGCCCGGCAATAACAACCGCGACAATAAGACCCAAATTAATTTTCATTTGTCCATCCCCCAGCACGCCAGCGCACTTTCCTGATCGCGCCGCTCGACCTGCCCATAACAGCCATTCTTCTGGCCTTTAGTCAGGCGGCAATCACGTCCACCGTCCCTAATCCACCAGCGGATTGCTTCGCATGCACCTATGCGGTCACCTGCATTGATGCGCCTGTAGAAGGTTGAAGGGAAGCATTTACCGGGGCCGATGTTATACGGGCAGAAGGATGCGATGCCCACCTTCTGTGGCTCTGTCAGAGGCACTTTGATATTGCGATCAACCCAGGCTAATGCTTTATCGCGTTCAATAGCGTTAACCTTGCGGCATTGTTCCTCTGTGGCCGTCATGCCTTTAACCACACGCCTGCCATCGAAAACGGTTACACCATGACATAAAGACCAGACCGCACCCGGATCAACAACGGCCACCAGCGCATTGCCTTCTTTCTCGCTGATGAATTGGTCGAAAATGAGTGGAGCAGATGCCCCTGACGCTATTAGCGCCAGCACTGCTGCGCTGAGCTTTGCTTTGTTAGACATCATTCACCCCGCGCAGCTTTGCGGCGATCCGCTTTGATTTGGAAGTACAGACTCGTTAACCACGTCAGCAAACCAAACATGAGGCTACCGAGCACACCAATGGCCGCCCATTGTGAGGGGGAAACTTTATCGAGAAGCTGAAGCAACCAGTATCCGGTTCCCCCTCCAGATGCGCCGTATGCAATACCCGTTGTGATTTTTTCCATTCGATTCATGCTCTCACCTCGCGTTGTTAGCGGGTGCTGTTTGTTTGAAAAAGTTCAGACTCTCGGGACGATTTAACAAAAAGGCATGTAGAGGATGATTCCCGTGGTCCTAAAAAAGAAAAGGCCTCGCAAAAGCGAAGCCTTGTCATGATATGGAGTGTGTTATTCAGAGTAAGGTTTGCATGAAAATCTTATTGCGCCTTTTTTCTGGCTATAGATGGTGAGCATTACTGGAACGCTATCCGATTGAATAAATAATGCATAGTTTTCGCCATTAGATAGCCGGCCAAACATTAACGTATTCTTTCCTTCTGAATCATCAAAGCTGTCAACATAACGGAATACAGCACCATTGATAGTAACTATCTGAGATGGTCCATCCATCAATGCAGAAATTTTAGTGCCAACCTTTGTGCTGCACTCTAATCTAACTAATGGATTAACTTTTTGAGCGGAAGGGTCTATCGAACCACCATGCTTTCCAGACTGAGCTGCATATTTGTCCTTCGCTTCTGCAATACGATCATCTAAAGTTTTTTGTACACACCCACTAACAGAGAGCACCACAAAGAACACAAATAACACTCTATAAATCACAAAAAATTACCAAATGACAATTAAATAGATATTTTTCCATATCTTATTGAATTTAACCAGAGTTGATACGAACAATTCAGTTCAAGACCCTCGCGTATGGACCGGGTTATGTGGTGCAGTGCCTTTACTCACAAGCACTCTGAATGGATTGCATAAACGAAATAGCCCCGGCTGAATGCCGAGGCTTAAAGTGACTAGCCTGACCTCGCGGATAATTCCAACTTACCGCCGTCCATTGGCGACGAGGCCAGTGGCGCGGGATGTTATAGATAACAGTTAATTGAAAATTAGCTATCAGTGCTCAAAGTGGTGCTGGTAGCGGTCCACTGATTACTTCTGCTTCGCCGTTATCGCAAATATCATCGCCTCGCGTCAGATGCCAGACACCAGTTATTGTCTGGCCCGTTTCAAGGTCCTCAGTGATACCGTCGGTGTAGTAAGCTACCTGCACTATGCCGTTGTGCTGTATCCAGTAGAAACCTTCTTTAATTGCTATCTCCTCAGTGTGAGGATTTGATTATATGGCGGCGGTGTGAGTGATGGTGTTAGAAATACTAAATCGTTAATTAAGTAATTCTCTGGTCCGCCATCGAGGATTCGAACCCCGAACCACAGAGGTAGAAGCTCCGTGCTCTTTCCAGTTGAGCTAATGGCGGAAAAAAAAGACCAGCAATGAGCAGCTGGTCATGGGTCATGCAGTTTTCTCTGCGATGTAGGTGTATCCCCACCCAGTGTTTTATGTATCGAGAGCATTATCGAATGCCAGATTAACTATAGCACCGATGAAAAAATTCACTCTGTCTAAGGCCATCAGGAATGATCAGCCCACAGAGACAGTCACACTGACCGTTCCCTATGGTTCACCCCTGAAAGGCTCTGTGGTTGAATTGCGCCGAGCGTGGCGCGGGTTGAAACAAAAAAGGCCGCCTTCAGGCAGCCTTGGGTGAATTATAATTATCTAACAGAACACTTTTTTACTTCTCGGGCCTAATTATTAGCCCAGTAAGATATGTCCTCATTCAAATCTTCAAGTGATTCGGGGCGGCGTAGCCTGTAATAATTTGAGTAGTCATCATCCTGAGTGAAGATGACAGCGAAGGGATTCAACTTATCCGCATATACGACATAAGTATCATAAAATTCGGGCTCTACACCAGGAGGCAGATCTTTGATGTGTCGGGATTCGTCCCAATCAACATGTATCACCTTCAGCTCTGTTCCTAACCTTTCTGCGAGTTCACTTTGCTCCAAATGGTGTGCGAAATCCGTATCGAAGTCATCTATTTCTTGAACTGTGAATGTCTGAGTTCGCCTTCTCTCATAGGCATCCGTCATGCTTGTGTCCTTATGCTGTGCTGGCAAACCTACAACATAAGGATATTAGGCCAAGGTATCAAGTGACAGGTATCATTGCTTCACTTATACAACCAGAGCGTTAGCTTCTACCAACCACAAGCCGCTGCCGTAGTACCAGAAACAGGATCGGACATTTAGCCCCCTCTTATTGCCGTGAGTCCTCTCAGAACGAGGGGAAACAAAAAAGGCCGCCCGCAGGCAGCCTCTAAAAATGACAAAACCCCGGCGAGGCGAGGTTTAGGAATCGTTTTAAGTCCGTGGCTAAGTAACCACTCTTAACAGGTTACAATAATTTTTGCGGACCGCACTAATGAAATCTTTCCGATAATTTAGTATTTTAAGAGACATCTCTATTGCCATCAAAAAAAACTAAGCAATTCAAAGGATTTCTAATGAATGAGCAAACAGTCAATTTGTTGAAGGACATCACTGAACGTGTGGGTTGGAAGCTAACAAAAAAAATTGTTGGTGAACCTCTTGGAGTTACATCTGTAGGCCTCGATCCATTCATCGCCAGGTTACAAGCGACGGTAGAAACAGAGCAAGAAGCCGTAGCTGCGCATATTGGCGGGGTTTGGCAAAACTTGTTACTTAGTGGAACACGCTTAGTCAAATTATACAAACTACAAGCCAATGAAATACAAACGCTCCGTAATGCGATTGCATCGCTTGACAGAGATGATTCCTTATTCTGTCAGAAGTACCCCTATCCTCTTTCTAGGGAAGAACTGCTGACAGCTGATACTGATCTTCACTTTTTAGAAACTGCTTCGACAATCTTCAATCAGGTATCTCTTGAGACGACCATACTTACCTCCAAAGCCTACTACACTGAAACAATCGAGTTGGACGCGTCACATCTAAGTGATTCCGGCTTGGTGCTTCGTTCGAATGGAGGCGAGATCAAGTGTAAAACTAGAGAAGTCACACAATGTTTTAATACCGTGATGATCTTACCTGAGCTGCAACTGGTAGCCCTAACTATCGATCTGTCAGTGATGCCCCGTTCAGAGTCTGAACGGCAACAATTTTTGTTAGACCAATTCGTAAGAAATGCTTCTGGCCTTACATTTCCATCTCCCATCGATCTCTTTGGCTTAGTACAAGAAATGTACGAGCAGGTCGATGGAAGAATTTCTCAAATGGCGTTTCTGACATCAGATGGCAACACAAGCTCTCTGAAACTGCGTCCAGGTGAAAGCTGCTTACGTACCGATAGCTATCATCATGGGGGGGAAGAGGCTAGTCCTATATTGACAAAATACAAGCTAGGCAAAATTTGGGATCTAACCGATTCAGCTTCTCAAAGTTTCCCTATAGAATTAATATTACCTGGTAAACGGGCTATGATAGATAAGCCAAATTCACATCTTTATGATGCAATTATAGACAGATGTTCATCAGTTGAACATATACTCTTTGTAATCAAGAAGATGCTCGAATCGTTAGAAAGCTTACAAAGAAAGCGGGGCGCAGCTGAAGCTGCATAAAGGGTCGATAATGTTAACTAAACACGACATATACTCAAAAATCAACGACGACCTAAATGGGCCAGTCAGTGAGTTGTGTCGTGAAGTTGTTGCTTTTTTGACCAGCCCGGAAGCAAAACCACTCAAACACATCACTTACATCAGTTTAGTGAATGGTACGAGTCTCAATGTTGAATGTAACGATGCAAAGGTGCTGCTGATAAAAGTGACCGATTACTTATCGAGCAACAGATTGCACCTTCTTGATATGCACTTTCAGTTCATTGAGACAGATGACAGCGACCCAATACCAGTTGATGATCAAGCCCTCTCTCATGCGCTGAAAACTGGTGAATTTTATCATCCAAATAGCGGCGAATTGGTAGACAATTTTAATCATCATTTGTTTCCTTATTTCACTCCTACCGATGCTTTGGAGCAACTGCATGAGTGAAGCTAATTTCTCTTTAGCCTCATTAGAGGTCCTAAGTCAGATCGATCCTGAAGTTAAAGGGTTTCTCAAGCGAAAATTTGCTGCCACTAATGATGATTTCATCAATCAGCTTTATATAGATTTAGATGATGCAATGTATGTACTGGAAACTCAGAAGCATATGTATCAAGGCAGCCAATGGGGAGAAGACGAGCTGACATCTGTAATAATCGCTTTCTTAAAAGGCAGAAATTATGATGCCGAGCACGACACACAGCTAGGTGGTCATATCGATATCTTGGTTAAGCACCAACTTGGAAGGTTTGCTTGGATCGGAGAGGCAAAGTTATGGAATGGTCCGGCATACATTTTTGGTGGTTGGAATCAGCTCAATGAGCGGTATGGTACTGGGACAGTCAGAGATAATCACGGTGGCATTATCATTTATGTGAAACAAAAGAAATCAGGAGATAAATTCACTTCCTGGCGTGAGCATTTAGCTGAAAATGTTGCAGGAGCAACTATCACTCTTGACACTACTAATGCACTCCGTTTTTCTAGTGAAACTTTGCATCCTGCAACAAGTCAGCCATATTTTGTTAGGCATATGGCCGTATCCTTATTTCATGCTACTGGTGATTCTGATTAACTATCCATATCGAGTGTGACATCTAACATAGATAGGCAACCGTCAATAAACCCTTCTGCCATCTGGATCTCTATGCGTATCAGCTTCTCATCCTTCTTTCTCGCTTTCGCGATTTTCCGTTTTGAGATGCCATATAAATAATGAGCAACCAAGAGCGAATGCTCATATGGTTTTCGTTTTTGAAGCCGAGCCAAACACCCTTCAATAATCAGGGCGTCGTCGTCAGTGCAAGAAAGGCGGGATTTACTTGTTTCAGGAAGAAGCCCTTTGAAACCAGCTGCGATTGGTGAGTAATCCACGCCAGAACTATCGCTCGCGGCCCAACCACCCCAACGCTCTAATACCTTCTGAATGTCACGCATGTTATCTCCACTTTTCATGCTAATACGCCGATTGCCAGCGCACGATCTAAAAACCGAAACAGCAGCGTTAACTGGTCGCCGTATTTCGCTTCAAATGCCACGGGATCAGCGTGTAACTCGTCGTGATGCGCTCTGCACAGCGGTATCACAAACAGGTCATGCGCCTTAGTACCCATTCCACCCTGCCCGTGTCCTATCAGGTGGTGGGGGTCGTCTGCCGGGTTATTGCAGCAACTGCACTGCTGCGACTTCACCCAGCGGGTGTATTTCTCGTTTTCCCAGCGTCGGCGCTTTGGCCTCAGCATGAAAGATTCCGGCGTTTCAGGATCGACCTTCACCGCCACTATCTTTTTTGCCTTCTCCTGAAAGATTTGCGTAGCCGGTAATGACGGGACAATGTCGCTTTCCCTCATCACTGAACTGTGCTGTTCTGGCTTGATTCTGAGTGCTTTACTCGCCACCGATTCAGGAACAAGGTCAGCCAGATCATTACGTACCATCCACCAGCAGAACTCAGGAAGCGAAAGAGTGTGGTCAGCGCTGAAACCTAAATCAATATTTACCCTTTCCAGAAGCCATTTTACCAGGTTCTGCATGGCAATTCCTGCCAGTCTTTCAGTGGCTTGCTCACGTAAATGGTTATCACATGACCAACAAACACGAATGCTCCCCGGAGCGTGGCGCATAACCGTAAAGTCACTGGCATGCCAGTCAGTGTGAGGCCACTGACATTCAAATTTTCTCTCCAGCCAGGCATCAAGGCTACTCAATCCACCGGCTCGCTGAATGACCCTCTCGTTAACGAAAATAGCCTGCATATTGGCATCGTCAGTCAGGGGCTGGTGGGCTTCAGGGATTAATCCAGATGGCAGATGCTGTATGGCTTCGGATGGTGGCTCAATAACTACCCTTCCCTGACGGAATAGCCAGAGCAGTTCGGTACCAGGGCGGAACAGAACCACCCCGGACATCGGCGCAATTTCAGGCGTCAGTATGGCTCTCACGCAATTTGCCCCTTAGCGACATACTCTGCCCAAAGTCCACCTATCCAGCGCACCCCTTTCGCCGTGAAACGAGACTGATTGAACGCATAGTTGGTCTGGTTGGTGGTCCCGGTCTTAACTTCAAATCGGCCTGCTTCAATGTGTTTACTCTTCGGAGTAAGCACGCGGTTCAGGCGATACATGATGCCATTCTCAATGAGGAACATCGCGAACTCGGGTTCTTTGGCGTTAAGGAGCTTGGCAACCTGCCGAAATGTCATTGACCCGGTGGCTTTGACGTAGCGATCAACAAATTCAGCCTTCGGTGCGGCAATTGCCAGCTCTTCACTCAGACGTTGCTTCTGTTCAGCAAGATCAGCGGCGAGCCGGAGTGCTTCAGGGAGTGATTGGGGAACAACCATCCCGGCCCCGCTCTCCAGTTCCTGCCAGCGATCAACCAGACGGGCAGTAAACTCCGGGCACAGCTGCGCGACGATCACATAGCTGTCTCGCTTGTTAACTTCGTAGTAATGGTAAGTCTGCTGGTTCTGAGGATGGGTGTACTGCATTGCAGCATACCCCCCAATAACGCCGGATTTCATCAGTCGCTCGATGGTTACGCAGACATTGCTGTGACGGGAATCGACCAGCTTCGCAATTTCACGACTGGACATCGTTATCTGCTGACCTATCGCGGCGGCATGGTGCGTAGGACACGTTACGGTGATGTTCATCTGATTCATGCTCTTCTCCACTTATCAGGCGGCTGCACCCGCCAGAGGTTCATGTTTCTTGATGGATATTTCTACACGTCCACCCGGTACCTTCGGCCCCCACTCCACCTGCATTCTCTGCACCTGGCTGTCATCCTCCCAAATGCCTGCGTGCGTGAGCGCGTCAAACAACGCCTTGTTGTAGTTGTCGATGTCGCGGCGGCGTTCGTCTGGTGGGTACAATATAATTTCGACGGCAGCAGGTGCTGTTGATGGCTTTGGAAGGAAGCGAAGCTGCTCGACAATGGCGACACAGGCCGCGCTTTGATATGCCCTGCCTTTGGCGCTGATCAAATGGCGGCCCTTTAACGGCCCCTTGTTCGGGGCTCGCCAGTATGTGTTTACGCTCGGTGGAAACGGGAGCACCAGTTTCATAACGTCACTCCCTGTTTTTTCAGCCATTCAACTGCGTTATCTCTGGCCCTGTCTCCACCGGATAGCAGGTCTTTGATGATCGTTACTGGATCTGCATCCCATTCCGTTTTGATGACGGTTATGCCCCTGGCAGCGCCAGGAGCAACAGTGATGTAACCTTTTTTCTTAGGTGACTTCACGTGCTCCACGGCAGCGTTCGGTGATGCGCAGCCAATTAATCCGGCAAGCTCCAGCATAGTAGGTGGAAAGCCTGCCTTTTCGATGTGAATCTTGATAGCTTCAAACACTTCATTCTGACGCGGCGTTAATTCGATCATGACTCAACTCCATAACGCCCGTTCAGGCGTCCGATTACGCTGTTGAACATCACCAGGCTTACGCCCATCGGTTTAACCTTCTCGTGGTACTCCTTCAGGATCGGAGGCACTACGACATTCCAGCTTGGCTTTGGCTTCTGCTTTAGGGCTTTTTTGATGGCATCGTTGCATTGACGGGCTACATCACGCACAGCGTTCTCATGCTCGGTAGATAGCTTTTTCATGCAGCGCGCTCCTGTAGTTTTTTCATGGGAACGGCAACTGCCGGTATAAGCTCAACAGCTGGTGATTCAGATTGATTTCCCCAGTGGTCCCAGCCAGGCGCACCGCAACGGCTGAATAGTTCGATGCGTGGAACATCACCGTAAAGCATCTCCAGACGGAAACGCGCCTCTGCTGGCTTCTGGCTGTGCTCACCGAGTGGGCTGTAAATAACCTGCTTGATGCTGGCGCATTTGCGTTCAAGTCCTTTTCCCCTGGTGGCGATCAAGAGGTCTTCGGTATTGGCTCGGGTGTAGTTCCCGCCGTTCATGCGTGTCTGTGCGTTCAGCAGGTCGAGGAAGTCGTAAAAATCTTCCACACGGCCTGCCTGAAGTGCTTTGTTGATATGCTTCTCTGCCAGTGGGTTGAACTTTACCCAGGTAAAGCCCTTCATCGTGCGGACCTTAAAGCCCCACGCTTCAGCCAGCTCGATAGCCTCTCGGGTGTGCGTACCGGTGAACCACATAGCCAGAACTGCATCATCGGCAGCCAGGTCCCAAACCGGCAAGCGCTTCATATCGATCAGTTTCATCGTGTCGTAGTGATCTTCTGCTGCACCGTTACTGGCTTTGTTGTCATAGAGCCAGGCTGGGTCAGCGTAAATCAGTGAATATTTCATCAGACATTCCTCGCTCGGCCAGCCAGACACCATGCATCAGAGGGTGCTTTCACTTTCGGCGCCATGCTCAGGCAACGCTGACGCTCAATCAGTATCTTCATCCGCTGCTCTTCGTTCTTAGTGCGATTGAAGGCATCCATCAGAACGGTGGCCGCACGGTGGTAGAGCCCTTTTTCAAACAGGCCTTGAGACTTATCCATCATTGTGGTCACAGCCGGATTCAAAGCTTCTTCCTGTTCTGGTACAGCTGGTTTATCAGCCCGGTTGATTTTCAGTGCAGAACGCCCCTCGCCAACCACCCCACCCGGTGCTTTGGCAAAATACTGGTAGCACTTGTCGTTATGCTGGCGTGTTGCACGATTCAGTTTGACCAGATGGCATACACCGCGCTGTACAGCATGAAGTCGGTATTGAGGCAATGAAGCTGCGATCTGTTTGTTAGTTAACCCAGGGTTTTCAGCGATGAAAATTTGAATATCTTTCAGAAGACTCATGAGTTCGCTCCTCTGAAGCCCGCCGGGACTTTGCCGTAGTCGGTGTTCTTGAAGCTGGATTTGAAGATTCCATCCTCACGCTCCCACTTGCCGTTAACTCGCGCTGGCCTTCCGGCATTCGCCCAGTTGGTAGCGGACTTCAGGTAAGCTGGAAACTTCGTTGGCTGGAAAAGTGTCTGCGGGCGCAGGTAGGACGCCATTGTTAAATCGTCGCTCCACTTGGCGTTGCAGTAGTCCACCACCAGCGACAGTTCTTCAACGGTGAAGCCCTCCCCGATTCGGGCGCGAATGTTTTGCAGCGAGGTTGTTGAAACCTGATAACGCGAACTGGTCACCTGGTTCAAATGGTTTAAAACCTGTTTAGCCTGATCGGTGATCAACACATCACCGTCTGGTTGCGGCGCAACCGGACAAATAGGGTTTTTAATATCTGTAGTATTCTCTGTTGTATTCTCTGTAAGAACATCAGTGCAATTTGACCTGATGAGAGCGGTTCGTTTTGACCTGATGGAGCGTTCCACATTGACCTCTTCCATCGGTTCATTTTGACCTGATGGAAGAGTGCATTTTGAACTCTTCGATTTGGTCACTTTGACCTCATCTAAAAGCTCACTTTCGTAGTTGATCGTGTAATAGTTCGTCATGTCGCGCTGAGACTTGTTCAGCTGCTCAACTTTGAGTACGCCAAGGTTTTTCAGGCGGGTGAATGTGCGCTTCAGGGTGGATTCAGACCAGAACGGAAACTGCTCCAGCCACTGCTCATTGGTGTTGTAAATCCAGCGCACGCCGTCACGCTCCAGTCCGGAGGTGGTTTCTTTCAGCCAGTAATTAACCTGCTGCAACGCGATGGCCTCGTTCAGCCCAATGCTGTACGCAAGGTCAGGGTTAATCACTATCGGGCGGGATGGCATTAACAGGCTCATGATCGTCCTTTAACTCTGTAAATTTACGCTGGAATTGCTCAAGAGGGCTGAAGCACTCATGATCGTACCCTTCGCGAAGGTATATAACGCGTCGAGTCTCGGGCTCCCATCGGATGACGTGGACGGTGATGCCTCTGTGGTCTCTGAATCGCCGGTCAACTTCAGCCATTCCTCACGCCCCTTCTCGTTCATCAGTGCAAATGCCTCTACCATCGCGTTCTCAGGCTGGTAGTTGTTATCCTCCGCCTGGTTGTTTAATCTCTCCACATAGCCGAACGGGGAATCTTTTCCCACCAGTGGAAGGCATCTGAATTGCTTCGCTGGTCTCAATCGGTTTAAACTGTTCATGCGTTAGTTTCTCCACTGAATACGACACGCCACGACGCCCGGAGCTGCACACTCGCGGGCGTCACTTCTTTTGGCTTTTCTTACGGCTAAACAGCGCGACAATCGCGCGAATCTCTTCTTCACGCGCTGCCAGATGACGGCGGTGATATTCGTTGATTTCTTCAGCTTCATGACGTTCGATTACTCCATCTTCGAGAGCTCTCTGGATCACGGTATCAACACGTCCACGCGCTGCTGACGTTCTCATGGCACGATCAAACAGGTCGACACGATCAAGGTCTTCAAGTTGAGGAACGTCCACCAGCAGCGCACCACGGCGACGGGCAAAGTAATCCGCCAGAAGGGACGTATTCGAGATGTCTTCCATCGCCTCCAGCTCATTCACTTCGAAGAAACGGCAGCCATTCTTCTCATACAGATTGTTGTTGAATTGCGTTACTGACATGCCAAGAGCACCGGCCATAGCTTCACGGCCTCCTGGGTACGCTTTGCACATCGCTTTAACTACTTCTTTCAGGCTTGGCTCTACCATGTTGTATTTCCTTTGGTAGTTATCAGATGACTGCTTTCACATTACGATTGCCTTTGCCTATTACTTCTTCAGCTACTTGGTAGCGGCTCGGGTACAAAATATGTAATTCGCTGATCTCGCCTTTGAAGAACTTGGCAAGACGTTCTGCAAGCTCTACTGACGGAACCTGTTCGCATCTTTCAATGCGACTTAATGTTGCCGGATCGACCTGTACGCCAGTTGCAACATGCAACAAGGTCATACCGTGCGATTTGCGCAATTTTCTCAATGGTGATTGCATAATCCCTCCTTCATTTGCGTATTGCGCATGTTATTTCATGCTAGCGAATTGCGCAAGTTGCTTTGCACGACACGCAAAAAACACATGTAATAGACGCATGAATATAGGATCACGTATCAGACAGCTTCGCTTGGCGAAGAACATGAAAATCTCAGAGCTTGCAGAGTCTGTGGGGGTTGATGCTGCTAACATTTCCCGCCTTGAAACAGGAAAACAAAAGCAGTTTTCAGAACAAACACTTAACCGACTTGCTCACGCTTTAAGCGTAAAAGTCCCAGACCTATTTACCTCCGTCGAAAATGAGTCTACTGTATGTATAAACAGTGAAAGTGATTCATCATCGCGAAGTATTGGTGATGTTTATAGAGTCGAGGTACTTGATGTGAGCGCAAGCGCCGGAGCAGGACACATACAGAGCAGTGATGTCATTGATGTCATACATGCTATTGAATATAACAATGACCAAGCATTAACCATGTTTGGGGGCAGATCTTCTTCTGGGGTCAAAGTTATAAACGTTCGTGGTGATAGCATGGCATCAACCATCGAGCCAGGAGACCTAATTTTTGTAGATGTTAACGTGAATGAATTCGATGGCGATGGAATTTATGTCTTTGGTTTCGATGGAAAAGTCTACGTTAAGCGATTGCAGATGATCCCTGACCAACTTTTGGTTATCTCTGACAATCCAAAGTATCGTGAATGGAATATCACTAAAGATAACGAGCATAGGTTCTTCATTTACGGAAAGGTTTTAATAAGCCAGTCGCAATCCTTTAAGCGGCATGGATAGCAAACTTTATGAAAAATCAGACCTCATGCGAGGTCTTTTTTTTGCGTATCAAATTGCGCAATATGCATTTTAATACTTGCGTTACTCGCAATTAATGATTATCTTCTAGTCATCGGCATATTGCACATGTGCCGCAGCGGTCCGGAGATTCTTTCAAGTATCCAGATCCAGGGGTAGCCGGAATGTGCAAGCCAGGCAAGTACGACAGCCAGAGACGCTTCACCAGCGTGGCGATAAGGTGACAGCCCAGACGATATCTGAGTGGCTATAAAAACAGATGGGAGCCGGTGGAATCCCGGCACACAACATGAAAGCGCACTCCATCAACTATCGGTTGTGGATGGCAGGTAAGTAAACGAACGGAGTGCGCTTCCAGTTGTGTTAACCGTAGTAGCTGTACCAGATGCTGTGTGTAGTCTTGGCGGTCGGCAGTTTTGAATGTCCTTAATGTCGACCGCCCCTTTTACACAACTGAAAGCGCGTTCAGCGTTCAACTTGAGAGGCCGGAGTCGTTAAATCAACTCAGGAGAACGCGCTCTCAATTGTGGAGAAGCTAACTGGCGGTGGCAGCCGCCCGTTTCACTAAGTGCCCTGGTTGGGTGCATACTAAAACGACCCCCCTTAATTTTTTGTCGCCAATCGGCGAGGGATTCGTGCAACCAAAATTCAGCGCTGTGCAGAGCGCGTATAACACGGAGAAACTATCCATGACGAACACACAGAATGTCACCGAGTTACAACCACGCATGACCCGGGAGCAGCTGATCGACGCAGCGCGTAAGGCAGCCCCTCTCCTTCCGCCAGCTTATTGCGGCATTATGAAAGAACTGGCTAACCGCCTGGACTATACCAGCGTCGCGCTTTGTGAAGCGATGGCGCAGCGTAAGGAACTGGCTGCTCAGAACGCTACTCTGCGTGAAGATGTCGCAAGCTGGGCCAAAGAGTGTGACCGCATTGTTGAACGCCACACGAAGACCAGAACCAATATGCATTTACTGGAAGCCCAGCGAGAACTACGTGAGTTGCCTACCGTCGTCATTTCCCTAAATAACGAGGTGGCTCTCTGATGGCTAACTCATTCAAGCAAATGACCCGTGACGGGACCATCAAGCGCACCGATACCGGGATGTTCATCAGCCTTGACCAAATCCATGTGCGGGAAGGTTTCAACAAACGCGAAGATGATGAACGAACCCGCCAGGCAGATGATGACCTCTTCAACTATCTGATGAACGGTGGCTCCGTTCCCCCGCTGGAGGTTATCGCCCGTGATGAAGGTGGAGTGTGGGTTGTTGAAGGCCACCGTCGTCGTCGCTGCTATGCGCGCTGTGCAGAAGCTGGTAAGCCAGTAGACCGCATCCATATCATGCCGTTCAACGGTAACGATGTTCAGCGCCTGGCGCGCATCATGACCAGTAACAACCAGCTCCCGCTATCTGATATGGAACAGGCAGCTGTTATTCAGGAGCTTCATAACGCCTTCAACCAGACCACCAGCGAGATAGCAAAGCTGGTGAATAAGTCTGTGGCCACCGTCGAGAAGCTGCTGCTCCTTAGCACGGCGAACCATGACGTTCAGCAGGAGGTTAAATCCGGTGCGGTGTCTGTTGATGTCGCGGTTGATCGTGTTATGGAGTATGGCGAACAGGCCGGGAAAGTTCTCCAACATGATAAAGCTGTAGCGGCTGCCCAGGGTAAATCGAAAGTAACCCGTAGCTCTATCGCGCCGGAGCTGAGCGTAAAGAACGCACGCCGTTTCGTTGAGCTGATGGCTCAGGCCACGATCAGTGATGAAGGTGTCTTTACTCTTGAAGGCACTGCTCTGGCCGAGGCGCTGTCGATTATGGACGAACATAAAGCGATTGCCGAAGCGCGTGAAACTTACCGCCTGTCACAACCAGTCCCTGAAACTGAGATCAAAGGTAAAACTCTTTACGTCAGACTTGAAGGTACAGAGATCGGGACAGCACAAATCTATCGCGGTAAGAACGTCATCCTTAATGGGATTGTCACCAGCCAGTCGAAGGCAGTGGCCCACTTCGTTAAGCAACACAAATTGCAGCAGGAGCAAAATCATGACAGCCAATAAACCAATGACCGGCGAACAGCTGGAAGAACTGATGACTATTGCTGTCAACATGCAACGAGACAGTGAAAAGGTGAGTGGCCGCCCTGCTGCTATGTTCGCTTATGCAGTGCAGGTAGCTGTTCTGGAACTGCGTAAGGTTCGTAATGAAGCTGCGGCGCTGGCTGCGGAGAATACGGAGATTATAGCTGCGATTGACGCAACTATCAGATGGCAGCAATCAACCGATCCCGAGAATGTCGAAAGCGTTCGAATGCTGGTCGACGTTAAAACCCCAGCGACCGAAGCTATCCTGGCTGATGTAATGGCGCAGGGGGTGGAGATGTTCGCCAAAGAGATGCATGCATATATCAGCGGTGATGATGCCCGCGAGTTCGCCGCCCAACTTCGCAAAGGAGCAGCATCATGAACAATAAAATTTCAGCCATCCCGGTTCAACGCGACCAGTACGGTTATTGGACTCATCCGCTTTACGATGAATTTTGCGATGGGCGTGAATCTATCTCGCATGATGAATTCAACGCCTGGCTGGATAAGAATGGGCTCGAATTGAATGTAGTTTACCGCGATGAAGATGATATAGACCCAGAGGTAGACGGTTACGACATTTCCGCCTGGCAGCCAGACTCACCAGATGGTGATGGATGGTTTGTTGGTTCAATTCACGACACTGAAGATGGTGCAGTATGCATCTGGTTACGCCAGGAGGCCGCCCAATGAGCAATATTACAGTCGAGAAAATGGATGTGCTGGCATACACGGTAACCGGCGCTGAACGTCTCGACCCCGTTCGCGTGATGATTGAAAACTATGAGCCTGGTAAAGGACGGATAACCGTCACCTGCTACGGGCGGGCATGGACTGGAGCGTGGTTTGCTATGGGCGGTGACACTGTTCAGGATTTCATTAAGCGCGTCAGCAATGACTACTTGATCGGATGTTTAGCCCCCCGTCTTGAAAGCACCATTGATGACGACAATGAGGCAAACCTCAACTTCGTTAAGCAACAAATAATCAAACTCCGTCAGGAGCGGGAAATTGAAGCATATGAAGCCCGCGAAATGTGGGCCGAGGCCGAAAATGCAGATGATGTTAAAGCTAATTGCTGTGATTTCCTGGTCGGTGAAAAGCTTTTAAATCTGTTTGGCGATGACCCGTGGTACGCGGGCTGGCCGAAGGTTCCGAATCACGAATATCAGTATCTTGAGCGCGTTTTAAACGCCATGCGCGAAGGGTTAAATGAACTGGAGCGTGCAGTAATGAGCACTAATTTAAAGGAATGGCTCCAGCAGACAATCGCTGAGCTTGAAGAAGAGCGCGATGCTGTGCCAGGAGTAGTAAACGAAGATGCGGTGATGGCGCTTGAGGCGATGAAGATTGCTCTGGCATCGCTGCTTTATGGTAAAGCCGAACAAACAAACTACCGCGCTATTGTTGAGCGGATAGCTGAAATCGTTCACGGAAAAGTTACTGATATCGATCTGCTTACGGTAACAATTAAAAGCATGAAAGATAATTTGCAGAAATAAACACCGGGTGCAGCCGGTTAAGTGGAGAGCTATACGATGAGCGGACAAAGCCAACGTTTTCTTACCCCTGATGACCTCTATCAGCTTACTGGTTATCGCCGCCCCTCCCTTCAGTGCAGAGCGCTGAAGGAAAGCGGTGTATTTTTTGTACCACGAAAAGACGGCAGGCCGGGAACTACATGGGATCATGTAACTAATCCTGCTGGCCTAAAGCTGGTAGTGAACAATCCAGAGGAAGAAGAACCAAACTTTAAGGACATGTAATGCCTAGAATCCGCAAAAACCCGGAAGATAACTGGATGCCGCCCCGCGTTCGCCGGGGCAAATCAGCCTATGAGTTCAGAACGCCAGACGGCAGAACTGTGAGATTGTGCAATCGCGATCTTACTAAGTCTCAGGTCTGGGCAGCCTATGAAAACTTCATCAACGATATCAGGGCAGGTTCCAACTTCCACGCACTTTGTGAAGAGTTCTTTAACTCGGGCGACTTTCATGAACTGGCCACCGAAACCAGAAAGGACTACAGAAAATATGGTTCAAAAGTAAATGTTGTTTTCGGGAAGATGAAGCCAGACAACATTAAGCCTGAGCATATCAGGAAGTATATGGATAAGAGAGGTGTTAAAAGCAGGGTTCAGGCGAACCGAGAGAAAGCATTTATATCGAGGGTGTTCAGGTGGGCATATGAGCGTGGAAAAGTGAAGATGAATCCATGTCAGGGTGTAAAGCAATTTAAGGAAAAAGCCAGAACTCGCTATGTCACCGATAAGGAATACGAGGCTTTATTAAGTGTTGCTGGCACACCCGTGAAGGTGGCGATGGAGCTTGCTTATTTATGTTGTGCCAGACAGGGGGATATATTGGATCTGAAGAAAAGCCAGATCCTCAATGAAGGAATCATGATTCAGCAGAGCAAGACAGCCGTGCCTCAAATTAAGGCATGGACAGAGCGGCTTGATAAAGCAGTCAGGCTTGCTGAATCTCTCCCGCTAAATACAGGAATGGTTAGTATATACCTGATCCACCAGCCGTCAGGTTTAAGATATACAAGAGATGCCTTTAATGCACAGTGGGGAAAAGCGAAAGCCATTGCCTCAGAAAAATTTCCTGAGCTTGACTTCAAATTCACTTTCCACGATTTAAAAGCGAAAGGTATATCGGATCTGGAAGGCACGCTTAACGAAAAACAGGGAATCGCTGGTCATAAAAACGCGTCACAGACAGCGCGTTATGATAGAAAAATTCCTATAGTTCCGGTAGTCGGGGGGCAGTAA